TTCCTCAGTAGTTGACCCTTTGAGTATCTTCTCAGCTTTCTTAGGGCCAACTTGTGGTAGACCGTGGATGTTGTCAGCACTGTCCCCTGTCAATATCTGGGTATAGAAGAACTTAATTCCCTCGTCGGGGGTAACCTTGTTCATTGTACCCTTAACAGGGTTGTAATGCCAGCATGGAACCTGTAGCATGTCCTTATCTACTGATACGATAGTACAGTCATGGTCGAGTTCTGTAGCATGTATCGCTAGACAATCGTCTGCTTCTTGTTCCACACTGACAACCGTTTGCCAATCTGACACCATATAGTCACGAATGAATGAAAGGTGTTTAGGCTTTTCTCTTTTGGACCTGTTACCTTTGTAAACATGTGACTTGGCAATGTCGTGTCTAAACTGATGTCCACTGCATGTGATATAGATTTGATAGTCGTCACTGTCCCAAGGCCAGCCACATACATATTCTATACTCATTTGCAGTATCTCGTCAGTCTTTACACGTGCAGCCCGTTCGCTTTCATCTTGAGTAGAAAAGGCAGCACGATAGGCGAATACATCACCGTCGATTAAAGCCTTTCCGTATCCCATCAGAAACTCGACCAAGCCATTTCGCCACCCTCTTTGTGCGCACCGATGGATTCCACGTAGGTGTACCCTGCTGCGAGGCAAGCATCGTGATATAGATGTAGGAGATCATATAAGCTATCTACCTCTTGTCGTTCGATGGTGACGGAGCCTTGAACCCCGTCCTCATCTTTGTCCATTACAAAACTAATTTCTACTTGCATTAACCTGCCGCCGCAAAGATCATGTCATCTTCTGATGGTTCGCTACTGCGTTCAATCAGTTCAGTTACTGCAATGCCATTCAGTCGTAAACCGTTACCGTCAGCATAGGTTTCAAACTGCACCTTGGCCCGTGTACCGTTGCCTAGTTCACCGTCCTCAGAGAATGACCACTTACGAACTTCTTCTTTGCCTTGCCGTAGATCAACTACCTTAACAGGACCACCTAGGTTGACATTCTCTTTAGTGATTGGGTCGATCCAGTCACGTACATCGTCAGCTACGCCACGTTTGATCTTCATGTACTTACCAATACCGAAGTCTACGTTACCCTCATTGATACGAGAGTTGCCCATAACTGTAGCCTTGAAGCCATCCATCATCAGTTTGTCGATTTGCTCTTGGCTGGTGAAGTATGCATTTACGACATACTGCCCACCCTTCTTGGCAATCTGTTGTTGCCACTGTGGTCCATCAGGGTTACCCATATCTGCGTTCTCAGGGAATACTTTTGCATATTCTAGAACCATGTCGAGTGTGTATCTTGCCATATTGTGTATCCTTTTCTAACACTGGTAAATATATATAGTAACTTTTTTCAGCTACTGACAACTTTTTATTTTAGTGTACATCGGCATACGTTTTACCGAACTGTACATCAATCCCAAGAGGGACGTTTAGCTGCAACTCTTCATTGAGTATATCAATAGCAGACTGCATCTTGCTCTTTGTGTTTTCCTCTTCTCCTTCTTTTGTAAGGACAATAACCTCGTCGTGAAATTGACCAATAGTTTTTAACAGGAAGCCACGACAGTACATGACCCAACTATCAAAACAATAGACACCTGTAGACTGGTTTAAGGTACTAAACCGATCTTTGTCTGACCTTAGTGAATGCCAGAAGCCAGACACAGGATTGTAAAGCCAATCAGAACCAAATAAATTTCTAACGGTTGCATCTTTACTCACTTTCTCTACAGACCAGTTGCGTGACCAGAATGCGTCTAGGAGCGTCTGTGCTTCGCTCTCAGACATACCTGTGTTTCTGGCTAGGGTCTGCTTACCTACACCATAAGTCGCACTGTAGTTCACCACCTTGTAGTTCTTACGTAGTGCTTTTAGGCTACGTTCACCTGAGTTGTGTTTGTCGATGTCCTCTTGTGTGACGATACCTGCGTGTTTAGCAAGGTCAAGGTGTGGGTCAAACCCATCCTTAGACATTTCCTCGACATAATCAGGGTCTAGTGGTTTCATGTAGTGACGCTTTGTTGTGTCCTCTAGTGATGTCATGTCGGCACCACACAGAGTATAACCTTCTGGTGCTGTCAGGCATTCCCTTATTTCTTTACCGTACTGTCGATCAACCGATGGCAAGTTGACACATGGTCGGGCGTGACGAAAGCGGAATGTGTTGGTAAGTCCTGCAACACTTGCTTGCACGTATCCATCGTTTTCTGATTCAAGTAAGCCCTTGATGACTCCAATACGATGAGAAAGAACAGTGAGGCCATCAAGCAAACCAATAGCAGGTTCCCGTTCAACCAACTCACGTACTGAGGAACAGAGTTCTCCGTCTTTACGTATTTGTTCCAGTTTCCTTGTGGAGCCATCTGCTTCCCTCATAAACTTGAATGTACGTGGTTCCCACCCTAGCATGAATAGCCACTCTTTTACCTGTGACACAGAACTAGGGTTAGCCCGATCTTCACCAACCTTGACTTTCAGGCTCTGGGTACTCGTCGGGACCTTGTGGTCCTTGCAGAGTTGTTCCCACTTCGCACCGTTTGCAGACAAACTTCCGTCCTGTTTGTGGTACACCTTTGGCCTGTTCCGTACAGCGTAACTGACTACCTTCGGCATAACATTGGCAAGTGCCTCTGTCTTCTCTTGCTTGAGTGCTTCCCACTCTTGTAAGTGGGCTTGTGCTTTGGGTACGTCTAATTTCCATCGTAGGGCCTCTTGCTCTGCTGCACACTGTAGCTTGAACGTCAGGTAGTCGATCAGTCGCCACTTATCGCTTTCGTTTGTGTACAGTTGATCTAGCTTGTAGTTCAGTCGTTTGTACAAGGCGTAGTTGATAAGTACGTCCTCATTACAACGGTGTGCATATTCCTCTGGTGTAAGGTTTTCCCAGTCGTCAATCTGAGGCTTGGGTATGTTGAAGTCCTCACCATAAGATGCAAGACCGTGGCTTGGTCGCCAGAAGTCTAGATACCACGACAAGGCTAGAGTATCCACTAGCTTTGCCTTGATCTTGACCCCTAACACTTTTTCCACTTGGGGGATGTCAAAGCGGATAATGTTGTGACCAATGAGTATATCTGCTTCCTCAAAGAAGATACGCATAGCTACATAGTCGTGGGTGTGATGCACATTTCCATCGTCCCCCATCCATGATAACACATGTATCTTTGTGGCGTTCAGGCCATCTGTTTCTATGTCAAATACTGGCACTAATATACCTCTCGTAGTGTGAACGTATCGTAGTTGAACTTGAGTTTACCTGCCATGCCCTCTTCGGATGACGGACGGTTCTTCTCAATCTTGAGATACGTTGTGTTTCGTTCTTCTATGTCGTCTGACTCTTTGTCACGGTGTAGGTTCACAATGACACTAGCACGTTGACCAATCATCTTACAATACTTGAAGTCTCCATTCTCGTTAGTGTGTCCGATAGACACGATACCTATGTTGAGTTCCGCTGCCAGTTTCGACAGTCGGACGGACAGGTCTGCCAGTTGTTGTTCTTTGCTTTCCTCAGTGCCAGTGATGACATCTTGGATAGGCTCAAAGAATACAAACTTACAGTCACATGCCTGACTAAAGAACCGTATCTGATCACACAGTTCGTCGGCCCCCTGTCCGTCCCCCAAGTAGAACTGATAAAGGTTCTCCCCTTTAGTAAGGTCAACGATGGCCTCACGTACTTCTTTATCAACTCCCTTCTCTTCGATTAGGTCACGGCGTGTTACGTTGTCATTCATGTGGTAGGACGCAAGCCCTAGCAATGAACGTAGTTTGGTTTCCTCTAGGTGCCACGTAGCGATAGGGATGTCACGTTGTAGCATCTGGTATTCTAGGTACCGCATTAGTTCTGTCTTACCGATACCAGTAGGTGCCTTGAACATAGTAAAGTGTCCCTGCATCAGGCCCAAGATTTTGTCGTCTAGGGCTTGGATACCTGTTGGTACATATACATGCTCTGGCGTGTCCTCATACAGCTTCAAGAACTGATCAGCAGTATTGATGACGTTCTCTGGCGTATGCTTGATAGGCTTCCACCACGACGATTTGTAGTCCTGTGCTTTACCTGCTTGTAGGAAGTCATTAGCGTCCTTGTACTGCCCATGATCTACACGGTAGACCTTGTTAGGAAACAGTCTAGACATACGGTCAGCGACATTGTTACCTGCTTCATCGTTATCGACAGATAGAATGATCTTCTCAAAGCTGTCTAACCACTCCTTACAGTTTTCCCATAATTTCTTCGATGGGGTAGCTGACGGTAACGACACAACAGGTGTAGTCCAGTTAGACTTTAGCATCTGCCATGCAGACATAGCATCTAACTCACCTTCTGTTATTGTGACAAATTTGCTACACCCAGCAGGGAACAGGTTCATACCAAACAGTTCGTCACCCTTGAAGCCATCCTTGGTAAAGAACTTCTTGTCTGCAAGCATACGCACTTTCTTTCCACCAGAGGGGTATGTGTACTCTTGCGTAAAGTCATCAGTGGCGACATCAAACTCTTCCATTGTCTTTGCAGTAATCCCACGCATTTCCTTGTAGGTCTTCTGCGACATTGCCGTAGGTTGTGACGACACCATAGAACGTAAGTTATCAAATCCATCATTTTCCACTGTCGGGTACCTCTCTTTTGCCCAAGGGTGCATTGCGTCCTTTGATGGATAACCACGGTCACAACTATGGCAACGACCAAAACCATCTGTGTTGTAGCTAAAGGCATCTGACGACCCACAATCAATGTAGGGACATGGTTGGTGTGGTTTCTCTGCCATACTATAGTTTCCTTATGTTGTAGTTGTAGTTGTCATACCAAAGGGGGACTTTAGTATATAGTAACTTAATTTTTCTCCTGACAACTTTTTAGCTTACTTATTATTTTGTTGTGGTATTTTCGCCACATTTCGTTAGACTGACCGTACTTACTTGCTAGATCACGAAACGATAGGCCATCTACATAAATCTCTTTCAGTAACCCAAGTTCTCGACTATTCAGCTTCTCCATGTTCTTACGAAGGTACTGAATTTCGCTGTACGTTTCGTAAGCTTCTGCATGATCATTAGTAGTAATAGTGTGGTCATGTATTTCAAATTCCATCTCTTGTGTGTCAGCTAACTCCTTAGAGCCTGTGCGCATAGGTAGAGTAACCAAACGGTTTTTGTAGTTAGACCACAGGTTAGAACGAAACCGTGCGTCCCAGAAGCATTCTACGCCCTTCAGTCCACTTTCTCTGGCTTCTAGAAGGTAC